TCGAATTGTAATTCTGTTCCGCCTTTAGGGTTTTGGTTTCTTATTATCATTCATCACTTTCTGGAAGACTTCTAAACCTTTATTAGTTATCTGCACAGTAACATCTTGTACAATATCAGGTCCTTCTTTCTTCTCTTTATATGTTTCGCCAGTTTTTGTATTTCTATATGTTACTATAGTCGTACAATCAATCTTTGGTAAATTATCCGTTTTCATTCCTTCTATCTATTAAAGCATAACTTATCAGGCCCTGTATCTTACTACTACCTGTAGCTGCTTGCACAGTTATAGCATCTCCTGCTTCTAAATTCAAGCCTTGAGGTGAAGCATTTACTTGCTCTTTAGCAGCCAAGTCATCTCTAAAAAATTCATACTCAGTGCTAGAATCTGATGAATCAACAAAATTCATGTTTACTAAAATAGCTGATGACGCATCATTGTTAGCACAATAAATACTTTTAACTATAATTGTTCCATCTGTAGGGCAAGTAAGCACAGTAGTTTTACCTGTGCCGGTTTGTTTAAAACCTTGATTTTTATAATTTATGCTCATGATAAAAAGTAATTAAATGCGTCTTGTTCGTTTTTCAAGTCTTGCTGAAAAGAAAAATTAAGTTGATTTTGTAGTGTAGTTAAAGACTCTAATATCTGTCTTTGATTTTCTACATCGTATTCTTCTTTAGGTTCAGGTATGTAGTTTGTTATTTTAGCCATTAAAAGAAACTCGCTGTATCATCGGTAGCATAACTACCTCTTGTTCTATCAGGTATATCTGCAGCACCTTTACGGCTTCCTGTGCCACTTGGACCTACAGTATCATTACTTTTGTCACGATCACCAGCGCCTCCTCCGCTTGGAATTATTCCACCACCTGTTCCAATATCTCCTAATCCTTCAGGTTGAGGTGCTCTTGATTTTACAAAGTCTATAAATGCATTTAATTCCTCTTGTTTTAATTTTTCAATTTCTGCAAGTCTTTCATCTAGATCTGTTTCATCTAGGCTTCTACCTTTATCTATGTATTTTTTTTGTAATGTTTTTTTAATTCTATCTATCCTTTTTTGATATGCATTTTGTAATCCATATTTTGTAGGACTACCAAACTTACCTCCTGTAATCATATTTAAAAAACCTCCTGATACAGGGTTGTAACCTTTCATAATGCCTGAACCAACTTGACCTGTGGGTGTTAAACCAAATCTACTGCTATAGAAATCCCTCATAAATTTAGACTCAGGAGAAGATTTAGGTGCTAATGCTCTTATTAAAGTTCCTGTAACAGATTTTTCACCAAATGGTAAATAAGAAACTAGTTTTTTAATACCTGATGGTTCTGGAGGTTTTGAGAAATCTACTTTGTCAGTAAATCCTTGAAAATTATCTACGCTTGTTCCAAAAGGAATGGATGACATATCTCGCGCTACTGATGATGAAGTAATACCTGTTGGAAAATCATATCCTAATTGTTGTTTTTGTATGTAAGTTGGACTTGTATAAAAATCTTGAGGTGCTGGGAATAAATCTAGATTAGCATTTTCAGCAGCCATGTCTACCATAGATTTAAAAGGTAAATTATTATTTTGTTCTACGGGTACAATTGAAATTGTGCCATCAGCATTTACTATGGTTTCAAACATTATCTTCTTCCGTCCGGTTGTGCGTCTAATCTTAGTGTGCCGTATCTCCAGGTTTCACCTGTACCATCGTTTTCTATCTTGACAGATACAAGTCTTCCTCTGGCTCTAGTATCTACCTTATCAGTTGTTGACGTAACTGTAAAGGGTCCAAGTGGAGAACTTACAGCCACATCATCTGGATAGGCACTAACAAGTAATGTTACTTTAGCATTACCTGTTTGATATTTAAAATCAGGTATAAATCGTCTAACAGCCATAAAAAACTCACCATCTCCTCTATAATCTGCGATACCAGTCGACTGACCCAAGGCGCTACGCCTTGATGTTATATCCCAGTCTCCTGATCTAATAAACGCAGGGATAGCTGTAGTTGCTGTACTGTTAACTTGATCTGTTCCTTGTTCATGTTCGTAATAAATACTAGCACCATATTTATTTGTAATTCCTAATATATCAGGGAAGACTGGTGTTAGTGTGTCATCATAATCTGTTGCATATGGATTATCAAATACACTTTGATCTTGATAGGTTGTTCTATCTAAAGACGATGTCGTCCAACAGTTTTCAGCATAATTATAAGTTACACATCTATCTACCTGTTCCGATCCAGATTTTGGATAAAACCAATTTACTTCTGTATATAAATTATTTGGACCCGCAAAGATAACATCTCTTGAATTAAAGTTTAATCCAAGATTATCTCCGTCTGTACTAAATACAAAATCTTCTACTAATGATGGTAATGATTTTACTGTACCATCAAATACAAAAAATCCACCTTGCGATCCCATCCAAAACACTGCTCCATTTACGAATGTCGCTGCGTGTTGACCAATACATCCACAGTTTGTACCAACCTGTCTAACACTAAATGTAAATGG